CGCGGAGTAGTGGAGATAGTAATCCACTAACCAACCACATACCACATACCACCGACATTGCGTTCGGTGGTATTTTTTACAGGGGGCAGCGGGTTTTCAACCCAGGTAATAGTTTTTATTTCTGCTACAATAGTTCTAACATAAGCGGAAGGTTTCAAATGAAACAATCTATCGAAGGAATGACTGATTCCGAGATTGTCTCTTTCTTGAATGAATACAAGAAAGGCGTAGACAACAAGATTCTCGATTTCAACAACGAGTATGACTTTAGCGATGAGGCTCTGTTCAACATCATCGTTGCGGTTGAGTATCTGGTCGAGTCTGCTCAAAACCCTAACGCCGATGCTTTGTTCTCTGAACTCTTCAAGAGGGCAGAGATTGAACTAAAAAACCGCTTGGGAATCTTGCCTGAAGTAGATTAGTGTGATACACTGAAAGAGTGAAGACACCTTCACGATAAATCGAAAGGACAAATAACAAATGGGAAAAACACTTATTGGGTTCACCGAAGAAGAAATCCGATTCACTACATCTCTGATTGAGTTCGCTCGCACGAAACTACAAGAGAACCACGATGCCTCATTCTCTGGGGTAGACCAACTACTAATCAACTCTTGGATTATCTCCACTAGCGAGTTGCTAGGTAAGTTCGAGGAACACCTACCGATTGTCAAGCCTGAAGTTTACGAATCCGTAGACGAGGCTGTCTACTAATGTGGGCTTTGGTGCTGGGAGTGAGCCTAATCTCTTTTGGGCTTGCTCTCCCTATCGGATTCTTTTGGGGTCGCAAATCTCTAGATTGACTTGACAAAAGTTAGCATAGGCTGTAAACTTGAAGTAGAGACGAAAGGAATAAGATGGTCGCACTATGGGCAGTTATACCTGCGATGGTATTTATGTTCATCGCTGGTCGTAAAAGCAAGCGAAGAATCAAGTTCGTAAACAAAACAGATTACGGACTAGATGTGGTCGTATCTCCTAACCAATCAGTAATCGTAATCAGAGAGGTCGTAGAACCAAGATGAGAATCTTTTATCAAACGCTTTATTGGATAGTGCGGAGGCTCTCCTTCGCTCTCTACGGGCTTTCAAAGAAGTTGGACTGGGCTTCATACAAGTTGTATGACAAAGCCGATTTCAAGGGTGCTGGTAAGCGTCAGAAGGGAAGTATCTTCTGATGGACTGGCTAACCTTCCTAATCATTGTCGCTCTAGCGGTAATCGTTATCGCTCTAGTGGCTGTGGTCTTAGTTTTGCGTTTGCTTGTAAAGGGGCTGAACAAGGAACTTGACTACTTGGAGTTTTTAGACGAATAAACTCTAGATTCTTTACAGGGGAGGGGTGGTTTTCCACCCCTTCTTTGACATAAAACTAAATAACAGATAAACTAAAACAAATCAACAGATTGGAAATACAAAATGACAGAAAAAGACAAACTACACATTGCTTACGGAGATGACTATCTCAAGTGGCAACTTGGCAATGGTGATGGAACTCACCCTACAAAGCCTATTCGTGCGAAGTTGGCTACGGAGTATCTAGTAAACGAACTGGGTGCGGATAATGTAGTCGTAATCGAGCCTGAAGTAGACGCTGGAGACCGAGAACGCTTGGAAAGCATCCACTCACCCGCTTATGTATCAGAAGTGCTGGACAAGGGCGTAAGCCACGATTGGGTTGGCGAAAAGCCTGAACTGGGTCAAGTCGCTCTTCAGATGTTTGCGGGAACTGCTCGCCTCGTCGAGAAGATGATTGCTGGCGAGATTCGCGTGGGCTTCAATCCACAAGGTGCGAAACACCACGCTCAATACGGATGGTCGGAAGGCTTCTGCGTGTTCAATGACCACGCTTGGGCTGCACTGGAGTTTCAGAAGGCTGGCTTGAGACCTGTCTACATTGACTGGGATGTCAATGCGGGCGATGGTGTTCAGAACTTGCTGGAGGACTCTGGGATTCCTACCTTCTCGATTCACGGACACGGAATCTATCCGATTCACTCTGACACTTGGCTACGGAATCAAGATGAGCAGAACTACTTGTATCAGAACATTGACAAGGAGTTTTACAACTACGCTCTACAACCAGGTGAAGGTGATGATGCGTTCGCTTGGGCGATTGACGACATTGCCGAGAAGTTGGAGGCTTACAAGCCTGATGTGATTCTATTGGCAACTGGTGCTGATGGACACGAAGGCGAGTATTGGGGTCTGAAGTATACCTACGATGGCTATCACTATGCCTCGAAGGTAGTTGCTGACTTGGCTAACCGATTCACTGATGGGCGTGTGCTTATCGGTGGTGCGGGTGGCTATCAAGCGGAGACACACACTCCTCGCATCTGGGCGAATGTGGTCTCTGACATTTACAACGAGACGAGAAAGGTCTTGAACTAATGGAAGAACTAAGCAAAGAAAAGCAAGAGTATTTTGCTAGTCGCAAGAAGGAAGAACTCTTCTTCGATTGGTGGGCGAAGGTAGAACACTACCAACACCTATACAACTTGCGGATGGCTTGGGATGAAGGTTATCGCATCGCAATCGAGCAAGCATCGAAGAAAGAAGAGGTCGCCTAATGTTAGAGTTTCAGATTATTGTGCTGATTGTGCTAGCAATCCTGCTAGTGGTCGGAGTAGTGTCTGTGGTCTTCGCGGTTGAGCGTAAGGCTCACAGGGAAGAGTTTTCCGATTGGTATGACACTCCTGCTAATGACGAAGACATCGCATTGCTTGGTGTAGTCGCTCCTCAAAAGAAAAAGGGAGGTAAGTAATGCCTAGTTGGTTCATTCGCCTTCGTGATGTTGTCTGGTCTGCTGTTTTGGCAGTAGTGCTATCGGTAGTGGCTATCTTGGTCGCTATCTTCATTCCCGATGCTGTCGCTCTGCCGATTGCTCTGGGTTCATCTGCTATCGTGTCGGCTCTGCTGGCACAACGAGTATAAGAGAATAAGGAAAATACAAAGTGAAACAAATGAAGAAACTAATCAACCTCCCGCCTGAAGTGCGGGCTAAGTTTCTAACCCTCAACGATGTTGATGAGCGAAACCAATACATTCGCAACCTGCGTGAAGTTGGCTGGACTCTGACTAGCATCGCGGAGGTCTGCGGAATGACTCGCGAGCGAGTGCGACAGATTATTATCGAGAACTCTGCGATGAGCATTGAACTCGATGGTTCGTTCGCGATTCCATCTCCACCGAACTACCCTGAGAAAAAGCCTCGTGAGTTTGTCGAGCCTTCACCTGAAACACTGGCTCGCTTGCTGGAACTACAACCACTGGCTCAACAGGTTCGCTCTAACGCTATGCGTTTCCGAGCAGAGGCTGAAGAGTATGTGAAGTTGCTAGACCACGCTCACTCTATCGAAGGCGTGCCACTCTATCGCTTGGGTAAGCGGTTAGGTGTGTCTCACTCTGCTATTCGTTTCCGTCTTGCTCGCTATGGCTACAAGACAAGCGAGAACGGATTGAGTAAGGTCTACAAACCTATCTCCGAGAAGAATAGGGTATCCATCTAGTAGATACAATAGCCTTATGGCTAAATCTATTATGGAACAAATCGCTCTCTTGCCTGATGACGAGAGGGCGATTATCCTATCTGGCTTTGATGCCGATGCTCTTATGTGGGATTGGTCTGTGTGGGGTAGACCTGAACAGCAAGCACCTCCTGGCGATTGGGCTATCTGGATGTATCTCGCTGGTCGTGGTGCTGGTAAGACAAGGGCAGCGGCAGAGTGGGTTCGTGAAGAGGCGAAATACACCAACACTGGGCAGAGGCGTTTCGCTCTGGTCGCGAGAACAGCAGCCGATGTGCGTGATGTTATTGTCGAAGGTGAGTCTGGGATTATGAATGTGTCTCCACCTAGTGAGAGACCACTCTATGAACCATCTAAGCGTAGGCTGACTTGGCCCAACGGAAATACAGCAACTTGCTTCACTGCGGATGAGCCTGACTCTTTGCGTGGTCCTCAGTTCACTCACGCTTGGGGCGATGAGGTTGCTGCTTGGAGACAGACTCCTGATGCTGCTGGTATGACCGCCTTCGACAACCTTCGTGTTGGAACTCGTCTGGGTGCTAACCCTAAGATTATGATTACCACCACGCCTAAGCGTGTGCCACTGCTCTACAAGTTGTTGGATGAGGCGAAGAACACTGGTCGTGTCGTGGTCAGTCGTGGTTCAACGATGGACAACTCTGGGAACTTGTCGAACGCATACCTCGATGCGATTACTGGTGTCTATGCGGGAACACGCTTGGCACAACAAGAACTTTATGGTGAGATGCTCGACAGCGTTGAGGGTGCGTTGTGGGTTGATGAACTTATCGAGCAACACAGACAATCGGCGTTCCCTGCGAACACTCCTCTTCGTATTATCGGGGTAGACCCTTCAGTAGCGGAGAACCCTCGCGATGAGTGTGGCATAGTGGTCGTATCATCTAGCGGTGAGCGAGACCTATACAAGCGAGAGGCTTGGGTGCTCGAAGATGCTAGCGTGCTTGGCTCTCCTGATGTGTGGGCTAACCGAGTAGTTGCGATGGCTCGCAAGTGGGGTTGTCCTGTCGTTGCCGAAGTCAATCAAGGTGGTGCTATGGTTCGTAATGCTATCAACACCATTGACCCTAGTATCAAGGTGCTAGAGGTTCACTCCAAATACGGAAAGGCTCTTCGAGCCGAGCCAATCACTCTTGCTTATGAACAAGGTCGTGTTCACCACATTGGATACCTTGCCGATTTAGAATCGCAAATGGTCTCGTGGGTTCCAGGTGAGGGCAAGTCCCCTGACCGAGTTGATGCTCTTGTCCACGCTCTTACAGCATTACTAATCAAGCCACCTGCGGGTTTCACTGGTGGAAAGATTACAGCGAAGTCTATGGGGTCTAGGCGGTTGCCTGACTCGAAGAGTAGCCTATTCCGTATTCGTTAGTCTCGCCAATACTCTGCGGGTTGCTTGAGTAGCCAACTCTCGAAGTGTTTGTTGAATAGAACATAATCGTGGCGGGTCTGTCGCATAAGGTCGATAGCATCCCTTGCCGAGTAGCCTTCTCGAACTAACACTAGGGCGGTAATGATGCCTGACCTATTCAATCCCGCTTGGCATCGAATGAGAACCTTCTCCCCTCGTTTCCAATCTGCGTGAGCCATCGAGACTATCCTCTTGAACTCTGCGATAGGGAAGTCTGTGTCTGGTGAGTCGTAGTAGCCAAAGCGGTATTCCTTGACCTCCCAATCCACTGGGTTAGCAAAAGCATAGAAGGTGTAGACACTATCGAAGTTCTTGCGGGTGATGGCTGGTAGGTCGAACTGATGTGAGCGGTCTCCAACTCTGTCATTGTCGAATGTTCCACCTTGCCATAGGTTAGGTAGAATCTCTGACCAAAGCGGTAGGTTGATGTCATCCCCTGCGAAGGGGTCTGTTGCTACTGACTCTCTGAAGTCTGGTTGTCTGTCTGTCATTGCGGGATGTCCTTATCTGTTTAGTCCTACACTATCTAGGGTATCAGACAACACTCGACAACGCAACTCCCCTTGCGGGTTGATGTGCTTGGGTGTGTAGTGTTGCGGGCGGGGGTCTATGTCTGTGTGCTTGCTTATGTGATAGGCGGTCATCTTAGGTATGCCTAACCTATGTGCTTATGTGTATGTGCTGGCGGGCTTGGGTGTGGGCTTACCTATGTATGTATGTGTATGTGTATAGGTGGGTGGGTATGTATGTATGTGTGTATGTATGTGTATAGGTATGGGCTACCTATCTGGCTATGTGTGTATGTGTATCACTGGGCGGGTCGGTGGGTGGGTGTATGTGTCTGACCTATGTGTCTATGTGTATGTGTGTCTGTGTCTATGACTATGTGTGTATGTATGTGTATGTATGTGTGTGTCTATGTGTATGTGTATGAGTATGGGCGGGTGAGTGTATGTCTCTATGTAATAAATAAGTCATTAGTGTCCTAATGACTAACATTATTTGTATCCTAATGACTTTGTTTGTAGTCGGGCTGGCTGGGAATGGTTGGCGTTCTAATGATTATGGTGCTGCTGGTCTGTCTGGAAATCGTTTGTAAGCAAATGATTATTGTTTGTGTCCTAATGATGTCAATCATTCGTATCCAAACGAAAGTCGTTCGTGTCCAAACTATTGTCCGATGGGGGGTCTCTGGGGCAAATCAGGAAACGATTACGAAACGCCTCCCGGACTACGACTTCCAACTCGCAAGCCAAAGGCAAAATACGTTAATGTATCATTCTTCGTCGTCAGTACAGAAGATTTCAGACGCCCTTAAGAATATAAGACTCGTACATTGATGCTAAAGTGTACTTTATGGAAGAGCGTCGACGTTATGCAAGGGAAGAAGACCTTCCCCAAAGTGAGATTGACCTCCTTCGTTCGTTTGGGAAGGCAAAAAAGGCTCTCTACTGTCGAGCAAGGCAGTTGTTTGAGGCTGGATGGACACTTCAGGCGATAGGAAACGCATTTTCTACCCCTGTTGGGCGTTCTACAGTCCAATATTGGGTCAAAATGGGTGATTTTACCCACAAAACAGACCAGAAACTGCCATTTCCGCCTAATTTCACTCCAAAACGTGGCTATCAACGTAAGAAACCACTATCGCCAGGCATTTCTGACGCAGATACCCAACGTCTACGTTATTTAGCACCTTTAGCACGCAGTTACCGCTCTGGAATGGGTTTATCCTCACTTCAAGGCTCTGCAAACACCGAACTTACCGAACTAGCGACGTTTTTACACTCAGAGGGCGTCTCCATCGCCGAATTAGCACGAGCAGCGGGCGTAACGTTCCGTGCAATGGCTCGAAGATTAGGAAAATAACGTGCAAATCACATTAGACCTCTTTCCGTGCAACGTTTCTGCTGCTCCAGCAGGTTTTGTACCCAACGTTCTTGACCTTGAGGTACGTCCACCAACAGAAGGTGCGACTTATCTCCAAGTTTGCCGTGTTTTGGTCGCCGATGGAAACTTGGTTATCGCAATGGACGCTCCGACAGGTGCTCAAATAGTTTTCCAAGAAAAAATATCGGAGTTATATAATGGAAGCAAGCCAGAGTTTCTCACTAGGGTTGTTACAGTGAGTGGAAAGATGCTAGTTTTCTTTAAGGACAACGGTTGTGGCTGTTCATCACGTCTACGTTCTTGGAATCCGTACAAAACACTTGTTTCTATGAAAGAGAACTAATGCAAGCACTGTTCGACATCTCTCCATTCCATTTCATAATCCTTGCGTTAGCGACGTTCAGACTTTCACGTCTGCTAGTTGTTGACAACATCTTTGAGTGGCTACGTAATTTAATTTGGAAACGGTTTCCACCGTCGACGTCTTTTGGATATTTCTTTACTTGTATTTGGTGTACGTCGGTTTGGATAGCATCAGGCGTTGGGATTTGCTATACAATAGTTCCTACAGCAACTGTGGTCGTTGCTTCGATTTTTGCATTATCCGCAGTTGCTGGCTTAGTATCCACGCGACTAGATAACTGATTGACAGGAGTCCCTCTTGGGCATCTTTAAGAAAGAGCAAGCACCCGCACAGCGTGGTGCACAAAGAGGCAACGCTTCTACAGGTCGCATCTCTGCTTCAGTTCCGAAGACTACTCCTTCTGGCTTACCCTCAAACTCTGTCTTCCTTAACGTCCAACCCAACAGTGCACCCGTAGCGTCTTACGACATTCCTAGACCACTTACCGCTGCCGCTGCACAAATCAAAGTTGGAGACCGAGGGGAAGCGGAGACTTTTAAAGCCCGACGTGCTGCATCCTCAAGCACTTGGCAACACGAGGCTTGGGAATACTACGACGCCATCGGTGAAATCAAATACGCCTTCAACTTAGTTGCCAGCGTTGTTTCTCGTGTACGTCTCTACGCTGCTGTTGTTGCAAATCCATCAGAGGCTCCGTCACCTATCAGAAACTCCGAAAGTGGAGACGAACGTTTGGTTGAAGTTGCCGAACGTGCGTTGGCTCGCCTTGACTCTGCTTACGGTGGTCAGGCTGGACTTCTCCGCGACGCTGCACTTAACTTGCAGGTTACTGGTGAGTGCTACCTAACTCAGATTCCTGCACGAGTTGGCTCTGGTATTCCAGAGTCTTGGGACATTCGCTCGACTGACGAACTAAACACAGACGGTAAAGGTAACTACGTTATTTCTCCACGTCGCGAACTTCGCTCTGGTGGAAACTCTGCTGCTAGAAACGGTGCAATCATTCTTCCAAAGGGTTCGTTCATCGGACGCGTGTGGAAGGCTCACCCACGTTACTCAGAAGAGGCTGATTCGTCTCTACGCGGTGTTTTAGACCTCTGCTCGGAACTACTCCTACTTAACCGCACATTCCGTGCTACGGCTCGCTCAAGGCTTAACGCGGGTGCTTTGTATCTACCTGACGGTTTGAGCGTTGCTGCTAACCCAGACCCGAACTATCCTTACGATGATGCAGATGGCGTTTACACAGAGCCAACTACAGAAGAGGCTCAAGACGAGTTTGAAGACCAACTGATTGACGCTATGACCACTCCTATTAAGGATGAGGATTCAGCGAGTGCTGTTGTTCCTCTAATCATTAGAGGCCCTGCCGAACTGGGTGACAAAATCAAGCAGTTCAAGTTTGAGCGTTCATTCGACCCTGCTCTAGCAGAGCGTTCAGACCGCGTGCTTGAGAGAATCATGCAAGGTATCGACGTTCCTAAGGACATCGTTACTGGTCTAGCAAACGTTAAGTACTCAAACGCAGTTCAGATTGACGAGTCACTTTACAAGGCTCACATTGAGCCACTTATGTTGCTTATCGCCGACGCTCTAACTGTGGTCTACCTACGTCCGTACTTACTTGCTAACGGGTTCCAACCTAGCGAAGTTGACCGCATCGTTGTTTGGTTCGACCCAACTGCTGTTGCAACTCGCAATGACCGTGCAACTGATGCAGACTCAGGTTTTGAGAAGATGGCAATTAGCCTTGAGACGTGGCGTAAGACTCACGGATTCTCTGAGGCA